AGGGAAAAATTTCAAACCCTAGACACCTTGGACGATTTGCCCGAGGTAGCGACTGCTCAGCTCGAAGAGATTCGGGAGCGAGTGGTAGAAATGTTAAAGCATGAAGAGGACACAAAAGACCGTGATTCTTTGGTTACTTATTTTGCTTTTCAAGAATTTCAGATCCATGCCTTGCAGGCGGAGATCGCGAATGTTCACAAAATGTTAATCCTGTTAGCGAGAGCAATCGACGATGGAGCTACCGATAATTAAAATCTTAGAATTTCGGGATGTGATGTACTCCGAGTTGGATTTGTCGATGGGTGATGACACTTTTAAAATGCTGGCGGATTGGGGCCGGGATATTGCGACAGACGATGACTTTGTAAATATCGCGATCCGCGAGGGGTTAACTAGTTACATAAAAAAATTAGACGAGGAGGATAAAAAAGATGGTACGGATGCCGAGGGAGATGATGGAAATTAGTATTAAGCAATACGGCAATGAGGTGAGTGCCTCCATACCGGAGGGCTCCAGCCTTGATCGTATAATGATTGCGCTGAAGGGCTTGGTTGTCGCTGCGGGTTTTCACCCGGTCAATGCGGATCAGGAGATGTTGATTGATGATTGGGGCATCAGCGAAGCGTTTAGCCAAACTGATGAGAAACCGAAAACCTCTGAATTTGATAATTACGATGAGTAGCCCGGAAGAACATCACGAGCTCGGCCCAAGCACCTTAAAATATGTGGAGATCTGCCCGTCGTACCGCTCCAGCAACGAGACCAATATTTTCGCGGAGGAAGGTACCATGCTTCATACGGCGGCTGAGACAGGGAACCTGGACGGGTTGAATGAAGAACAGCTTCGCCTGGTTATATCATGCTTGGATTATATTAAACCCTTGGAGGATGTAGCAGATGATATCCATAAAGAATTACGGGTCAGTATTCGGCATGGCGGACAATAAGCTAAGGCTTTTGGATTTCAGCGAGCCGGTTGAAGGAGTCTCGATTTTAATAATAGATGGCATGGTTCATGTGGAAACATTGAATGGAAATATTCCGATCTACATGTTCAAAATGGATAAAAATTTACAAAGGATTTTGCATGAGTACTACGATATTTGGAACAGTTGATAGAGTTATAATTAAGGGAGATCATGTTGATCTCGTGGATTTTAAATTCGGCGTCGGAGAGATCGATGATGCTGACATGAACATACAGGGCCAGGCGTATCTTTTGGGGGTTATGGATAAATTCCCGGAGCTACAGACGGCCACGGTTCACTTTCTAATACCCCGACGGGATGAGGTATTAACTCATGATTACACTCGCGCAGACATGGAAGATATCCGTTTGCGTATAAATATGATAGTAGAAAAAGCAGAGCTTGAGAACGCAGAAGCGATACCTAATACCGAGGGGTGTAGGTACTGTAAGCACAAGCTTTCCTGCCCTGCCCTTTCGGACAAAATGCTTCCGCTAGCCAAGAAGTACAGTGCCAGCGTTGAAGACTTTGAGATGAGTTTGTGGGGCAATTACAGCCCGGAAAAAGTAGATGACCCAATGGTATTATCTAAGATGTTAAATGTCGCACAGGTTGTTGACAAATGGCAGGCGGCGGCAAAGAAGCAGGCATTAAAGCTTGCGGTTGAAGAAGGTGCAGAGATTCCAGGTTATGATCTGCATTACAGAAACGCGAGCATGGGGATTGAGGATGCACAGGAAGCGTTTGACGCCGTGTCACATATCATGAGCCCCGATGATTTTATGGGTGCTTGCAAAGTTAGCGTGTCAGCGCTCGCCAAAAAGTACGCTGAGAAACTTGAGCGTGGAGAGAAGAAAAATGCTCGGGCTGTTATTGAGCTTAGCCTGGAAGAGGCGGAAGTTTTACCTCCCGAAGAGGATCGTGACCGGAGCCCTTATTTACGGAAGTCCCGAAATCTTTAATTTGTCCTTAGTGTATAACACTATTCGACAGATGATTAACAACAATACAAAATACAACAATAAAAAATAGGAAAATAAAAATGGCAAAGACAGCATTAAGTGAAAAAGTAAGTGAAAAGACCGCGGAAGCAGAAGCTTCTGGCGATATCATTGAGGGATCACCAACCGGTGCCTTGGCGGGACCAACCGGCGCGGGTATTACAGGTGATCTGGACGCATCCGATATCTCGTTTCCGAGATTACAGATCGTTCAAGGAATGGGTAACCTTTCCGAAAACTATAAAAAGGGAGAGATCGTTTTAGATGGCGAGTCTCTAATATCTGACGGCCCGACTCCTGTGGAGTTCACTGTGTGCCGCATAGGTAAACAGTTCGAGGAAAATGTGGATTGGGACTCCGGTGAGATCCCACGCATTGTTTCTAAAAATGAAGCCGTTGAAATAGGCGGAAGCTTTGAGTGGGGCCCGAATGGTGAGAAACCTAATTGGTTACCTATCGCGGATGCCTTGATCTGCATTAAAGGGGAAGATCCGGATGTGTTTCCTTTTGAGTACGACGGAAACAATTACGCATTCGCACTCTGGAGAATAAAAGGAACTGCGTACAAGCGTGCTGCGGTGCCGATTTTTACAGCCGCCCGGATGTATTATCGCGACGGGATCAATACCGGAAGCTTTCTTTTAAATACAGAGAAGGCAACCTTCGGAGGAAAGTCCGTTCATGTCCCTAAGATTCGAAGAGGATCAAAAAATGATCCTAAGTTCATCGAATGGCTAAAGGATTTCTGCTGATCATATTAGATTAGTTCATGTGGTGTGAGAGTGGGTGCCGAGTTTTGTTTTTTCTCCTCGGTGCCCGCTCAGACCGCCGCATAAATTTTACAACCACACACCACAAATATTAATGAATAAAGTATTGGCGCTAGATTTTGAGACCTACTATTCGAAAGATTATTCGATAGCGGGCAGCAGTACATATCAGTATGTACACCATCCGGAATTCGACGCATATCTTGTCTCCCTGTGGAGCCCGGATTTAGCTTATGTCGGCAGAACGGAGGATTATAAAGATTGGAAGAAGTTAGACGGGTGCACCTTCATCGCACATAACGCGTCCTTCGATCAAAGATGTTTTGAGCGATGCCAGGAGCTTGGGATTATTCCCGACATAAAAGTTAAATGGATATGCACTGCAGACATGTGCGTCTATTTTCAGTTCCAGAGAAATTTAAAAGGTTCAGCTAAAGAGATTCTCGGGGTTGAGATGGACAAAGGAGTCCGAACAAACATGAAAGGGAAAACATGGGCTGACATGATTGCTATGGATGAGAGCAAAGCAGTCCTTCAGTACGCCCTCGATGACTCTAAGTATACCTATCAAATATGGGAAAAGTTTTACGATAAATGGCCAGAGCATGAGCGTAGACTTTCGGAGATGACTCGAGCCATGGCCTATCGCGGTTTGCCCATCGACCAACGGGCGTTGGCTGACGGGATTGACAAATTAGAAAAGCACCTTTTTGAGGCAAAGAAAGCATTGCCGTGGTATGGGGAGGTGGATCCCGATACGAAAAAGGAGTATGTAGTTTATTCGAAAAAAGCGATGGCGATTGAGTGTAGAAAGGCAGGGGTTGAACCGCCTAAAAGTCTCGCTAAGGACTCTCCTGCTCTAGCGGAATGGATAAAGGAGCACGGTGACAAGCTTACCTTTGTCGCCGCGATGCAAAATCATAATCGTATTAATATGCATCTGCAGCGGTTACGCTCTATAAAGGACAGGCTGACCACAGAAGATCGGATGTCTTATAACCTTAAATATTTCGGCGCAGATGCTACCGGGAGATGGAGTGGAGACGCGGGGTTTAATGTGCAGAATATGCCGAGGGACACAAAATACGGCGTTAATATTCGAAACATGGTATCCGCCGGTGAAGGTAAAACCTTAATAATTTCTGACCTTTCGCAGATCGAGCCTCGGCTTACGGCTTTTGTATCGGGAGATTTCGACTTTCTAGATTTGATAAGGAAAGGGATGAGCCCGTATGAGGCCCACGCTCGGCAGACCATGGGCTGGACCGGAGGTAAACTAAAGGATGAAGACCCGGAGCTTTACCTTCTCGCTAAAGTCCGTGTTCTGCAACTTGGATACGGGAGTGGTTGGTTTAAATTCGCGGAGACTGTAAAACTTTATGGCCAGCAACAAATTCTCGACAGTGATTTCAGCCGCGAGGATGAGATAAGGTTTCAGAAATTCGCGAACAGTTATCAGCCTGCAAAGGGTGCTATGTACCCAAATCTTTCGACCGAAGACCGTCGGCAATGGGTCAACGCCTTCATCCAGGTTCAAGATTTCCGCGATAAAAACCAAAGGATTGTAAGCCAATGGAAAGATCTCGACCGTCAATTAAAGTCAGCCGCTGGAGAAGGGGCGGATTTCAATGTACCGATAGAGTCGGGCAGAGAGTTGAAATATTATCGCTGCCGGCATGAGCCTGACGGCGTAACATGTGCAACTCAGAAAGGTTCTATACGCAGGGTAAAAATGTACGGGGCCAACCTATTTCAAAATAAGGTACAGGCATTGGCTCGTGATGCATTCGGGAGAATTCTCACAAACCTAGACCACGCAGGATTCGATGTGGTTTTGCATGTTCACGATGAGGTTGTTGTAGAAGTCGATGAGGCTTATGCGGAAGAGTCAAAATCAGCCATTCAGAAAATAATGAGCCAACCGCCTGAGTGGATGGACCGCGTTCCGTTGGCGTCAGAGGCAATAATATCAAAGGAGTATACGAAATGATTATAGGATTAACTGGAAGAAAAGGATGTGGGAAATCATCAGTCGCTAATATTTTTAGAGATCGTTTGGGTTACGAAATCTTAAGTTTCGCTTCCCCGATCAAGGATATGCTTAGGGTTCTTGGTCTGGGGGATGCGGAACTGAATGATCCCACGATTAAAGAAATACCTCTTGATGAGTATGGAAAAAGCCCACGAGAGCTCATGCAGATTTTGGGTACCGAGTTTGGGCGTGAGCTCGTCTCGCAGAATATATGGGTTCGGGCTCTGGAAAAATCTATCGAGGATGGCAAAAATTATGTAATCGATGATGTGCGATTCCCGAATGAGGCGGCCATGATTCATGCGAGAGGTGGAAAAATTGTTCGCGTTTATCGTCCAGCACAGGAAGAGTCCGCGGCAAAAGACAAACATGTGTCCGAGTCAGGTTTGGATTCTGAGCAGATTGATTGCGAGCTACGAAATTCATCATGTTATGTGACCGATCTGGAGCACACAGCTATTAAAACATTAGAAGATTTAATTTATTATGGAACTATTTACGATACCCAACCTGTCAGCTAGTCAGGTAACAAAAACAAAACCGTGGGAGCTTTCTTATGACCTCCCGGAATTTCGCAGCTCGAACGAGTATAAGCAGTGGGCGGCGAGACCGAGCACAAGATATGGCGCGCACAGCACAGCCGAAGGAGTTGACCCAAACCAAAGAGTTAGCTCAC